GTTTGGAACAACTTGAGTTATTGCTCGTCTATAACTACTACCTGGTGGATAGTATGGAAATATTTGATTGTCTGCATTTGCAATATGTTGCCATGCCCAAACATTGATAACATTTGCACTGCTGATGTCTACATTTGTTGATGGGTCTGCTATGTCTGATAACACTTGCACTGTGGTAGCACTACCACCATAAGGTTCAGCATTGCCCATTGTAAACACATTGGCCTGCATTTCACATGTTTGTCTGTTACGATATATTTCGTATATGCCCCATGGTGGACCTAAGTCTTCTGAATCATAATCATTTATAACTTGGTCAAAGCCTGTTGGATCAGTAATACTCAATGCATAGGTAACAAAAACAGTGTTGGCATTTGTTTTTTGTGCATCTACTACCACACCACCTGTTACAACATTACCGTATATGCGTGGCACTCTGTTTGTGGTTGAAGGATTGACCTGTGCTCTTTCTGGTTGGTTTGCACCTGTGCTTGTATAATCATCACCACCACTAATTGTTACTTCTCTGGTAACAGGCAACATACTGGTGCCTACATCAACAGGTGCTCCACTTGCTAATGCACTGCCTGCCAATCCTCTTGTTGACTCTTCTGAGCCTGCTAATATGCTTGAAAATAATTTATTTAAATCTGCCATTAGCCAAACTCCGGTATGCCGCTAAGTGTTACAACATTATCAAATGTAGTATCTGGTGTATAATATCTTTGCCTATCTGCGGCATTTGTTTTTTGTCCGCCTAGCATTCTACCTAAGCCTGTGTATAAACTTGTGGCAGTTAGTATAAGAGTGTTAGTGCTTTCGCCTTTGAGTAAGTCAGTGTTTTCTTCTATGTTGTAATTGCTTATAACACCTTCAAAACGACGATAGTATTCTTCTACATTTCTCAAACTACTTGATGTAAAGAATGCTTTCCATATGGTTATGCTGGCACCTTTGAATGGTTGATTTTGTATGATATCAATAAAGTCTGTGGTTGCTGGTATGCCTGATATCTCTATGCTAACAGTGCCTTCTGTGGTTTTGTAATCTTCTACAAATTCACTCATGTTTAAGAAGTCACCTAATGCAGTGTATTCATCGCCCACTATTGTGATTGAAGTGTATGCATCACTTAAAAAATAGTTGGTATCGCCTATGTTGAAACGCAATAAACTAACTGTGGTAAAGTCTGAACTACTAACCTGTAACTTACCACCACTTGGTATAGCAGTAGTAATTGATGCGTCCATTGAGATAGTGCTGTTACCACTGTCTACACCAAACACTGTGCCCAGTATATTGTTGTCGTAGTATACAGTTTGTCCTACTTTGGTTGTGCCTACACTAACAACAGCAATGTCTGTGGAAAACTTAGCAATTGCACCGCTAGTTGTGAGAGTTTGGGCTGTCTGACTTGGGATTCCTACAGGCATTTTTAGTCCTCAATAACTTCCATAAGTTCAAACTCTGAATCAAACTCAAGGAATCTTGCTGGTTGTAATGAAAAGTTTGGTTTCTCTAACATTTTAACTTGCCATCTAACATCTGTGCCTGCAACTATGTTAGCATTTGCAATAGTGTAACCGTTTTGTGCTATAATACCTCTGCTTAGTGGCACTAATGCTACTGTGCCTGTGCCTACAACACCTACTTGCACATCTTCTGTGACTGTGTAAGGATATTTGTAACCATTTGAGAACTGTATGTAGTCACCTTGCTTAAACAAATAATCTGTGGGAGATGTTCCTGTTAATGATGCTGTGTCTAAGAACAGTATTGTGCCTGCAAAATCATCTACAGTTAATAAGTCTAAATTTGCTTGACTTAGATCACCTTGATATTCTGTGATCCAACTTAGTCCACTATTGGTTGCACCAATGTCTATGACTTCTGCAAACACTTTGTCTAATCTATTGATTTGTTCTAGCAATGCTCTTGCTTGTTGATATTTTTGCATAGGTGCAAACTTAACAGTAAACTTGAAAGGTTGTGCTGTTGCAATAACATTTGTTCTCAGTCTACCTGATCTACTCACAGTGCTACCTGCCAATTTGTTTCTGGCTATGTTTATTGTTTCTGATCTGTCTATAATATTTTGTAAACTCATATCTGTATATCCTTATCTTGGCACTCGTCTAGCACCTGCTTGGCTAACATTGTAAATAAATTCTGGGTCTCTGGCAACTAACTGTTTGAAACTTTGTGCATCTGTTGCATTGATGTTGTATGTGACATTGGTAACACCACCGCCACCTTGTCCACCACCTGCAAAGTTAGGAATGATACTTCCTGATTGACTTGGCATAAACAGTTCTGGTCCATTCTCACCTACCACTGACATTTTGTTTCCTGGTATGTAACCACCATCAGCAAAGCCAAATAAACTTTTAACTAAGTCTTTACCTTTGTCTACAACTGCACCTACAACTGAGCCAACGATGCTTCCGCCACCTCCGCCTCCGGATGATGAACCACCGCCACCGCCTCCTCCGCCTGAGGATACTCTGCCCATTGTGCCGCCACCACTTGATGCTGTGCTATTACCAAACACTGCTTCATCTAAAAACTCTAAGAACTTTTGTGTAATCCTATCTGCTAAGAATCTAGCAATAACTGATTTCATGTTGTCTATGAGATCACTAAAACTTAATTTACCTGTCATTGCAAAGTCATACAGTGCATCACTCATGCCAGATGCAAAAGTGTTAAACACATCAGCACCTAACTTGGCATTGTTTGTTGCTTCATCACTGAACTCTGCAAAAGCCTCACGCCAACCAAATGCAAAACTTCTTTGATACTCTGCGTTTGCTCTAGCAACTTCTTCAATGGCTGCTCTTTCTATTTCGTGTGCGGCTCTTAGATCTTCTATCTTCTTGGCTACTTGATCTGCTTCTGCATCAGCACCTTGTTCTCTAAGTGCTTGTTCTGCCGCCATAAGTTTGGCAATGTCATTGGCAGCCATTTTATTGAAATCATATAATTCTTCTGCAACTGCTCTTTCAGCACCATATAAACCAGTGAGTGCTCTTATTTGCTCACCTTCCATTTCCAATTGTTGTCTATAATTGTCAGCGCCTGCTACTGCTTCTAGATAATATTCATTTGCAGCATCTAATGTTCTTTTTATTTCATCTTGTTTTTTCTTTTCTGCTTCAATTATTGCATCAGCGGCGGCCTGTGCGGCATCTTTCTCTTCTTCTCTTTTTCTTACCAGTGCTTCAATGGCATCTAACTGTTCTTTACTGAGTTTTGCAAGTGTTACACCGGCTGCTTTAGCGGCTTTTTCTTGTTCTTCAAGTATTTTCTTGTCTAAAGCCCTTTCTTTTGATGTTTTTTCTAATTCAATACCACTATCTTTCAAGTTTTTGATGTAATCATCAATTGCTTTGTTGAGATCTTCTGTTGCATCTACATTTTCATCAATATTATCAGTGGCTTTGTCTGTTTTTTTGTTTAGATCGTTTGTTGCATCTGCTTGATTTTGTATTTCAGTGCTTGTTCTTGCTGTTACAACACTTAATTCTTCTTCTGCTGCTTTTAATTTGTCTAATGTTGCAGTAAATGGTCTAACAGTTCCGCTACTAGCATTGTCCATGTCCTGCATTGTGTCATTGAATGCTTCTTGGAATGCTTCTGTGGCGTTAAATGGATCTTTTAATGCGGCAGCAATACCTGCACCTACTGCAACTGCTGTTTTCTTAAAGTCACTGAATGCTTCTGTGACAGCAAATATAGCACCACCTAATCCATCTAGCAATGACATTGTTAATTGGACAACACCAAGTCTAACTAATCTAATTGCTTCTCGCCCTGCAAACTTAACATCGTCCCAGTGTGCAATTATGAGTGCTACTGCGGCGGCTAGTGCCACAACAGCGGCTATAACAGGGTTGAAACTACTTGCTACTGTTGCGGCTACTACTGCTATTTTGTATGCACCCCAAGCGGCAATCAACACGCCTAAGCCTGTTGCAAGTGGTTCAATGTTGTCTACCACAAACTGTAAGCCATCGCCTACAAGTTCGCCTAGTGCTACTACTGCATCTTCATTGGCAGTGATAAAGTCTGTTAATTGAGTTGTTATTTGATTTAGTGCTGGAGCAAAGCCTTGTCCAAATGTGTCTTGTGCATTTGTAGCGGCAATGCCAAAGTTACTCATTGCAACAGATAAGTTCTTTAACCTATCTTGTGTTGCACCACCAAATTCTTTGTTGAGACCTTTTGTAAGTGCATCAGTGATCTTCTTAGCACCATCTGCTGTCTTACCGAACTCAGCAACTTCTAATCTTGTGAGTCCTAATTGTTCTTCTAGTATTTTGAATACAGGCACACCACGGTCTGCTAGCCTGTTAAGTTCTTCTAAACCTAAACCACCTGACACTGTTCTACTAAACAGATCTGTGATTGCTTCTAATGAACCTAACTGGTCTGTGGTAACAGCCGCAGTGTCAGTGAATGTGGTTAACAGTGCCTGTGTTGGTTCAATACCTGCTGTTTTTAATTTTATATATGTGTTGGTTAATTCTTCAACACCAAACTGAGTTGTGGTAGCAAACTTTGATATATCTTTGAATGCATCTGCACCGCCCTTGACTGAGCCTGTAACTGATGTGAGAGTTGTTCTTAAGTCTTCGAATCGTGCTGTTGTTTGCACAATGCCTTTGAATGCAAATGCTGTTGCACCAACAGCGGCCATTGCTTTTAGTCCTATACCTAAGCCATCGGCACTTTTCTTCATGCCTTTTACACTGTTTTCGCTCTTGGCTAAGTTCTTATCAAACTTTGAAGTGTCTAGTTCTAAAAATACTTTTATATTCTTGGCCATTATAGTTTCCCTACCTGCTGATTGATTATTTTAGTCAATTGTGCTATAGTGGGATCACTCATTCCGTCTGGTGCTTGTCTACTCCAACCCTCATCCAATCTACCTGCATAACCATAATTTGCTTCTATGGTTGTGCCTTTGGTTTTGGTATTGTTTCTAGCATTTCCAGTGTCCTTTGGAGTGATACGCTTGAAGTATGCGCCAGCCTTTTTAACACTGTCTGGTGCTAACTTATCTAACTGTTTAGTTAGTTTGTCGAACTGTTTTGTATCTACTCTCATTTGTTTCTCACACGATCCATTCTTTCTGCTAAGTCTTCTTGACTATAATCTTGGGTGTCTACCACACCTTTTGATTTCTTCTCTTGATGGTTGTTGTAACTAACTGC